TTAACAAACATCTAGCATAAGTATAATAACACCAAGATGGAATCAGTAAGTCTCTCAACTCCATTGCTGAAATTGTACTTGCAGGATCTTCGTTGACTGTTAAAATTAAGTCATCGGTCGTCGCTACTCCAAAGTTAAGGTTTATTGTATCACCTACTTTGTATCCAGACCCTTCGTCTTCAACTGAAATAATTTCAGTTACAACTTTGTCAACTATCTTCGCCTTAACGGAAAATCCAATTCCAGATCCACTAGTCGAAAGTTGATTGAATATACCTTCAAGTTCTCCCATAGGTGATCCAGGTGTAAGCAACCCACCGTCAATAATTACATATTGATCTGGAGCTTCTGTGTACTGGTCAATTCCTATAACTCTTTTTAAATTAACAGCTCCTATAACTCTCTTGATGTCCATCTCTTGGGCAACCAAAGCTGCAGCTTTAATTTTTGTACTGTCAATATCTAATTGGATACTCACATAATCTTGCATCATGTCTGCAATGTCTGGCGAAATTAATCTATTTTCTAATCTTATATCATACATAATCTATTTCTTTTTTGAGTTTGTTGGCTTCTTAACTTCAGCTACTTCAACCTCTTCAAGATCTAAAGATAGTTTTTGTATCTTTATAGATTTGTTTTTGAATATTGAATGCTTTAGGATTGAATTAAGCTCATTCTCGATGGCATCTCTACCACCTTGTGTAATTGTATTAAATACAAAATAAGCTTCTTTTAAATCAGCTCCACTGAATCCAGTTGATTGATCAATTCCAGCCAATGATGGTGGTATTAAATAAGCTCCAGTAATTACTTCTCTATTTAGTTCGAATGCCATTTTTGCTGACTCAATAATTGCTTTTGATCCAGCTCCACCGCCACCCATCTCTTCTAAGAGAGTGTTTGAAACTTCCTCTGGACTTAATCCAGAAAATGTAATTACTTTCCCAGTTCCTCTAGCTCCCTGTGCCTCTTCAATAGAGCGCTCTAATGCGATCAATGTAGAATCTTCAGAGTCCAAAGTAGTCTTTAGCATATATGTATTAATGAATCCAGTAGACGTCTCTTTACGTACTAGTATACTGTTTTCTACATCTGAAAGCACAAAGTTAATTGATGCTTGCAAAGGTGGAATTGGATACGAGTTGTGTCCAGACTCACTGTAGTAAGATACTTGGCCTAAATAATTTGAAATACCTCCTTCAGTATTATCTATTTGAGCACCTACTGCATTATGATTGAATCTATTGAACCACTTGATACTTCCTTCTGTCGGATGGTCTTGAACTGTTTTTACTACTTCACTGTTGCGTCCAAAGTTTGAATGATATCCAATCTTAGATGCATAGTTTAGTTCGTCAAACTCATTGAATCTTAACGTAGCAATACGTATTGGATTTAATGAAGTTACTTGTCCTTTTAAGTTATAGTTACACTGGATCGCGAATGCTTCAAAGTCTGCATAGTCATCTGCTAAGATACCTATCATTTTTTTAAGCGTAAGTCCGTATGCATTTATCACTTCGTCGTCTCCTTCAAATCCTGCTCCCTTATAAAACTTTGAAGTTCTACTAGTAGCCATCTTTGCTGAAGGTGATTGTTGAATTAGGTTTTTAAGAGTTTGCGGATAGCAATTGTCTTGGCCCCAATTCATAATCCCTAAAGAGGGATTTTGTCGTGTCTCAACTTGTGTAAGCTCACGATGTTTTTGAATGTTAAAACTCATATTTTTTTATTTTAGTTATTATCTGTAGGAGGTGTTCCTAGTGTTGGGTCGTTTAATTCTCTTAATGCTTTGACACATTGAGGGAATGAGTATTTTTTCATATTGTGTAACTCTATATTGAATCGTTGACTATATAGATCATAAACAGCTCTCTCTGAAACTGGACCAAATTTAGTCTGCCATACATCCACTGCCGTAAATCTTTTACGAGGTGGCTTTGGAGTTGACTTGTTGAATGTTCTTTTTGCTGGTACTAAGTTATTGTTTTCCATTTTATTTTTGTTTAATGGATTTTGTGGCAATATTGCCGAATATTTTTAAGATCTTAACACTTGTTTTAAAACACTTATTCGTTTTTTAAAAAGCATTTCTTTCCTTAGTAGTATTAGGTTAAAATAAATATTAAAGAAACTCTTTATCAAAGGACCCTAACAGATGTTTTGTTTATTAAAAATAAAAACAAAAAAAAAGCCTCACAATTAAGTGAGACTTTACCTTTATATTAACTAAAAAACCAGTCACTTTCGTCAATGATTTTTAAATCTTCTAATTTGAATCCTCCTAGTTCTGGGACCCTTACATCTAGCAAAGCTTTAGTTGAAGCTTTAGACTCTATGACTTGTGAATTTAGTTCTTTGTCTAGAGCATTTAGAGGATCTCTCTCTGCCAGCATTCTAAACTCTTCTTTAGTTACATCTAACAACAAGTCAACGTTGTTAGGATGGCAACCGAATGAATCATGAATCCAGTCAGTATTTTCAATTCCTTCATTCTTCATTCTTAATGCAACACGTCTTAAAAGCTCTGCATCTAAACTGTGAATGTAGTTCGGACTTATTGCGGATTTCATTTTTTGAGCGTTTACATTATCTGAATATGAATTTTTAAAAATATTTGTTTGTTTTCTAGCACTAGGCAACATACAAGTAACTTGCTTTTTTGGAAGCTCTTTATACTTAACGTGCACTACGTGAAAACCATCGCTTGTCGTCCATTCAATTGGCTTGTTGTTCTTAGCTACAATGTTATTCATTTTATGAATGTATAGCTCAAAAGCTTTACCACCTTGTAGAACTCCTACAATAGAGTCTCCTATGATTTTAGAGAACAATGCAGCTGTAGATCTCTTGATCCATTTGCGCTCCACTCCTAACTCTCTAAACATATTCCACAATATATCTGTTCGTCCTCCAGTAGTTCCTCCATAATTAGAAACCATTACTGGTACTTTGCAAATCTTCCTTCCATTATTTTTTAATAGATCTCTAAGGAATTTTAATGTTTCCTTTTTCTTATGATCTTTTGTTTTGTCAATCATTTTATTGGCTAGGGCCAAAGCCTTCTCTGCAACCAATAAATATGCATCCTTCCTTATAGTCTTACCTCCTTCAATAGTTGGAATTACATTTGTAGCTAGACATCCATTAAGGTCTCCAGTTATTACAGAAGTAAATTGTGATCCACTATTGCAGGCGTCTAAATGAATACGTCCTTTAAATTCTAAAGTAGGATCAGCAACAACTCTTTTTAATTCTAATTGATGAGCTAGAAATTGGTAAGGTTCGTCTGCATCTTTATAGTCTGCATTAATTAATTCCATACCTCTCTCTACTCTCTCTGCAAAGTCCAACTTGTCGTCTCCATATAATGAAGCTAAATAGGCAAAGGCCCACTCTGCGCCATCTCTATTCAATACTTCTCCATTCTTATACATAAGCATAGACTTAACTGCGTCCGATCCTTGTGGTGACAATCCAATAGGCAAAGGATACACTCTACCTCTAAAGTCGTAAGAGTGTGGAAAATAAATAACATCCTCATTCATGTATTTTTCACAAATTCCCAAAGCCAATTTGACTGCTCTATATTTTCCCATAGCTGTTTCAAAGTCTCCCTCTTCTGCCTTGTATAGTGCAATCTTATTTTTGTATAAAGCTCTCTCTTTAGTTACTGCAGTGATCTCTTCTTTTGTTAGTGAAGTAGACTCGTCCTTTAGATCTGTCTCCCACATACAGTTCTCACTAACTGGATACTCTGTAAACATAAAATTTTCTTTTTTTGGAGCTATCAAGTCATCTTTTACTGCATTGTATAATGGAATGTTAACCTGCCAAGCGGTTGACTGTATGTAATTTATTGAGTCAAAAATCTTCTGTGAAAATTTAGAATAGTCTACATTTTTAGAAACAGCCCTTACTAGTTTAAGTTGAAAGTCTTCATATCCTCCTACAGCCTTTCCTTCAACAACTTTCCAATCCTTTGGAGGCGTTAACATAGGCATAGCATAAAACGCCTTAAAAGACTTCTCTGCAAGCTTCTCTACAATCTCATCGCTAATGTTACAAGTGTAAGTCAGTTTTGTATTTGGAGTTCCATTTTTATATTCCTTATTCTTTTTAAGATCGTAATATTTACTAAAGTCAACGATCACCTCTAAGTACCTCCATGTGTGCTCAAATCCTAGCTCTGGAGTAATCTTATTCATTAAAGAGTTCACTGTCTTGTGCCTAGTCTTTGATGAGTTTGACTTACTTAGTGTCGATTGATAGTATATTGATCCAGACAAAAACAAAAGTGTTTCTGTAATTTTATTCAATATAAAATCCTCATCTATAAAGTATGCCTTTAGTTCTGTTCTGTACTTCCTAGCACATCCAGTATTGATCCATTCTGTAACTTGTGGCTGTATTCTCAAAGCTT